AGAAAACCCCATCTGCCGCAGTGCGACAATTTCATTGAGACGGAAAAGCTGGTTCGTCGTGTAATAGCGATACCCATTTTCCTCGTCTACATGGGCAGGTATCAACAGTCCCACTTCATCATAAGATGCTGTCAAGTAGGGACTAATATTTTTTATCCAAACAACCTCAGCGCCATATGGGAACCGTCTAACGATAAAATCTCAATACCCATCCTTTGCGTCTCCTTCAACCAGCTATGCACTTTGAAACAATCTCGGCCTATCCTTGAAAGGCTATTTACGATAACTCGCTGAATTTTTCCAGCCTGTATGTCTTTCTGCATTTTAAGGAACGCGGGACGCTCGAAAGATAATCCGCTATATCCGTTGTCCAGATAATACACAACACCGTTGTAACCCTGACTTTCCGCAAACTGTCTCATATGAACTTTTTGCATATGTGTCGCAAAATCATCTGGCTGCGCCACTCGGCAGTAAACCGCCGTCAGCTTATCACGCCGTTTCATAGACAAGCTCCTCTCCCTGCATCGTCTTAATAGCGGATGGATACCCGGTAAACTTCCATACGATCTCTATTCGCTTATCGTCATAAACAAGTATCCGATCTACCAGCCCGTCAACAAGCTCACTGGTCAGCCCAGCCGACAAATCAGCTTCTTTAAGCAGTTCGATTGCAGGATTTTCCGGCTCATTGTCTTTCTGCTCTTTTTCTAAGGCGATTGTCCGTTCCTCAAGCCCCCGAAGATGAACGTCGATAACGTCTCGTTGCCTAAGATAATCCTCTTTTGTTATGAGTTCATCGCAATACTGATCGTAGAGGCTCATCTTTTTCCGCTTATCAGCCGCTATATCTCTTTGCAGTAGCCGGAGCTGTTCAATGCTATCTACCTGTGAACCTACATAATTACGGTGACTTGCTGCTTCCACTTTCTCTTTATCCGTAAAAGCCCCTATAAGAGTGTCGAACGAGGCAAGCAGCGCATCCTCTATGGTTTTCAGAGGAATGGCCCCGGCAAAACACGCACCCGGCTCCGCGTATTGCGCCCGCCTGCACCTGTATTTCCGATGCTTGTCGGCGCTGGCCTGCATCATATAGCCGCAAACACCGCACCGAACCTTGCCGGACAACGGATGTTGGGTTTTGCTCTGCGTGGTTTTCGCCGTTCTCTTTATGCAAAGCTGGGCTTTTTCAAAATCCTCTTTTGAGATAATGGCCTCATGCGTTCCTTCCCGGATAATCCATTGCTCACGGGGTAAAAGGCGGAACTTTTTGCTGGCTATGGTGTCATAAGCCCTCTTGCCGTTGACCATGCAGCCGGTATACCGCATATCCCGTATAACTTTATAAACGGTAGTGGCCGTCCACGGATTATTTTCAGATAGCTTCTGACCGTTGCATTTCCAGCCGTTCATTCTCTTGTACGCGCCCGGCGTCAGTACACGCTCGCTGTTTAGTATTCGCGCGGTCTGTCTCGTACCATTCCCGGCGAGTATAAGGGTGAACACGCGCCGGACGATGGCGGCGGCTTTTTCGTCAATCACCAGCCTGTGCTTGTCGTTCTCGTCTTTATTATATCCGAAAAAGGCAATGGGCGAAATATATTCCCCGCGTTCCTTTTTCAAATGCCAAACGGCGCGGAGCTTGCCGGATATGTCTTTTGCGTAGTAATCGTGAATCAGGTTCTTAAACGCGATATTGAGATCACCCGCGACACATTCAGCTTTCGCGCTGTCAAAGGCATCATTCACGGAGATAAAACGGACGCCGAGGAAGGGGAAAATCTGTTCCAGATAGTCCCCGACCTCAATGTAATTGCGTCCAAACCGAGAAAAGTCCTTGACGATGATGCCGTTCACCTTACCGCGGCGAACAAGCTCTAAAAGCCTTTTAACGCCGGGCCGGTTAAAATTCGTGCCGCTGTATCCGTCGTCGGAAAACTCGGCAAGCTCCCATTCTTTCAGTTCAGGGTGGCCTTTGACATATGCGGAGAGCAAATCGCGCTGACCGTCGATGCTTATGCTGTCGCCAATACTGCCGTCGTCTGCGGAAACCCTTAAATAAAGGGCAAGCATCGGTCTGTCCGTCATATGGCCACCGCCTCTCTATCCCGTGTTATGAACGCTTCGCTTTCCATGACGGCGGCTGCGAAAGCCTTAAACTCGTCCTCATACTTAAATATGATAGAAACCTCTTTATCGCTTGCGACCTCAATCCGCTCCACCAGAGAAAGAAGCATATCCCGCGACAAAGCCTTTTCACCGTAAAACTCGCGGAACGCCGCGATGTGTTTATTGTCATCCGCGATACGCGGCGAGAACCGCTCCCGCTCGGCCAGTAATTCCTCTAACTTGGCGGCGAGAGCCGCTTTTTCACGCTCATATTCCTGTTTCATCTGGAGATACTCGCTCGCGGTAAACAGGCCGTCGCATTTGTCGGCGCACAAGGTAACAAGCCGCGTCTCTTTACGCCGTATCTCCTGACGCAGTGATTCGATCTCGGCGTCTTTGCTGCGGCGCGTCCCGACGAAGGCGCTGGATGCGCGTATACGCTCAAAGAGGCGTTCCTTCTCAATGCACAAGTCCGCCTGTTTTCTGATGATGGCATTTACGGCGTCGATCAGTTCCGGCTCTTTTATCCGTTTCCCGCCGCGCGAGGCTTCGGTTTCATAGCTCCCGCAGTACCGGCAGAAATAGGTATGCGTGATATAGTCCCGGTTAAAAGAGACGTTTCGCATCCGTTTCAGCGCCCTGCCGCATGTTCCGCAGTAAATAAGCCCCATAAGGATATTTTCGTCCGTTGGCAGATGGGCGTATTTGCCCGTATTTTGGTAATACTGCTCAGACGTTTCCCGCAGCATGTCGGCTACGGCGTCAAAATCGTGCGCGTCAATAATAGGGTCATGCGTGTTTTCCACAACAATCCATTGCTCCCGAGGCAGCCTTTCGGTTGTGTAACCATGTTCGGGGTGCGTCACGGACATACCGTTGACCATATGGCCGAGGTACATCATATTGGTGAGCATTTTCCTCACGACATTTTCCTGCCACTTTACATCTTTGACGGGCTTTTTGCTCTTTGTGGGGTACTTCACGCGGCGATAGGTGGAGGGCGAGGGAATCTCCAGCGAGTTGAGCTTTTTTGTGATACCCGCAATCGTCATACCTTCCAGTTTCCATCTGAATATGTCGCGCACGATGGCGGCGGCTTCCTCGTCAACAATGAGACGGTTTTTATTTTCGGGGGATTTTGCGTACCCAAACGGCGCGTAGCTGCCGAGAAACTCACCCTTTTTCATCTTGCGATTCAAAGCCGTCTTGCACTTTTGTGAAATATCCCTGGCATAGATGTCGTTTATCAGGTTTTTCACAGCGATAGTAAGCCCGTCTCCGTTACAGCGCGGGTCATGGCTGTCAAAGCCGTCGCCGATTGCGATAAACCGAACGCCGAGGAACGGAAACACCTTCTCGATGAAATGATCGGCTTCAATGTAGTTACGCCCGAACCGCGATAAATCCTTTACGACGATACAGTTGATCTTTCCCTTTCTAACATCGTCCATCAACCGTTCAAAGTCCGGCCGCTCAAAGTTTGTTCCGGTCAGGCCGTTATCCGCATAAACGCCGGTCAGCTTCAAATACGGCCTCTCGTTCACATACTTTTCTCCCAGCCTTATCTGATCTTCCAACGAGCCGCCCTCGCCATCCCGCGTGTCCTCAATGGATAACCGGACATATACGCCGGTTTTATAAACCGTTTCAGCAATCGGCGTGGCCTGCGGATTTCCCTCGATTGTCTTTCTGCTCTTACGCGCCACTTTACATCGCCCTCCTTTCGGAAGAAAGGCTGTCGGCAGACAGGGATTCGATATAGCGCAGGGCATCCTCAAAATCCGCCTTGTAACGCGGCACGACTTCAATTTTACCGCCTTCGTAGACGATAATGCGCTCGATTAACTCTACAACCGCGCTCCGCGTCAGGCTTTGCAGATTGTGATATTTCTTGAAATGCTCAATCCACCGGCTGTTTTCCGTGCGATTATGGATGATATTGTCAAGCTCCTGCATAAGAAGCTCCAGCGCCTTTTCCGCTTCGTCAGCTTGGGCCGAGAATATCGCTTTCATGTTGGTGTATTCATCCCGATTCATCAAACCATCATCATAATCCTCAAACAGCCTGACTTGACGGCGGCCCAACTTGGCGACCTCAGCTTTTTTCGCCTCAATTTGCCGCTGAATCCCTTGCGCGTTAATCTGCTGCATCGGCATATCCCCGATAAACGCCAGAACCTCTCCGATTTTCGCGCACTCGCGGATATGCAGCGTCACCATATGAAACACAGCCTCATACAGCGCCTTTTCGCTGATAGAGTGACTTTTGCAGCCCTTTCCCTTTTTGTAGGTCGAGCAGATATGGTACACGTTTTTTTGTTTACTGCTCGGTACGTTCTTACGGACAAGGTTTTGTCCGCAATCACCGCAATACAGCATACCGGAAAAAAGGTAGACCGTATTGCTACCCGGCGCGACCCTTGTATCCTTGCGTAACAGCGTATTGACAAGCGCGAAGTCCTCGGCTGATATGATGGCGTATTCGGATTGCTCAACGCGAACCCTTTCCTGCACGGCCCTCATTATCCGTCTTTTGACTTTATAGTTTGGCGTGGTAGTAGCGCCCTGCGTCAGAACACCGGCATATAATTCATTTTTGAGGATACGCCCTACGGCCACCGGCGTCCAAACCGCTCGGGGGTTAGCCTGGAACTTTGTTTTGTACTTAGAACCGTTTTGCTTTTTATGTTCCAGCGGTGACGGGACGCCCTTTTCATTCAGCCGGTTGGCGATTCCTTGCAGGCTCATGCCGCCGATCTTCCACGCGAAGATGTTTTGCACGATTTGGGCGGCATCCTCGTCGATCAAAAGGCGGTGATGGTCTTTCGGGTCTTTCGTGTACCCATAGGCCACAAAAGGGCCGATATACTCGCCGTTTTTGCGTTTTACCTCAAACTGGCTCCTGATCTTCCGTGACGTGTCGGCGCAATAGGCATCGTTTACAAGGTTCTTAAACGGTATAATAAGGCCGTCCGTTTGATTGGGGGTAAGGCTGTCGTAACCCTCGTTCACAGCGATAAAGCGCACACCCATGAAGGGGAAGAAGCGTTCCAGCAGCTTACCCATCTCAATATGATTTCTGCCGAGACGGGACAGGTCTTTGACGATAACGCAGTTGATATTTCCCACCTGTATCTCGTTCATCATCTTTTGAAAATCAGGCCGTTGGAAATTGACGCCCGTGTAACCGTCATCCTCGTAAACGGAAACGACTTCAATATCCTGCTTTCCCTTGACATAGGAATTGAGCAGGTCTTTTTGATTGGAAATGCTGTCGCTTTCCTCTTTGTCTCCGTCCTCACGGGACAAACGGGCATAGAGGGCCGCTTTCCATAAAGTACCCTCCGTAAGCTGACTTGCGTTGCCGACACGGGCATAAAAGCCCACTTGCAGCCCGCTATCTTCTATATAGTTGTTATTCAATACAATCACTCCCGGTTGTTTTTCTCCGAAAAGCCGTTAAACAACCGGGTTTCGCCGTATAGTCCTGTAAATAGGCTACCATAAAGCATGAACCGCGTCCATGTTGTCAACCGGCTCCGTATCCGCACAACATATTCCCAACTTGGGAATATGTCGGAGTGTCGGCGCTCACAGCTTCATCATCAGGCTTTCCAGCCTGTCCTCCAATGTCGCGCCGCCCTCGGCAAAGCTCACCTTGACGGCCACATTGCCCACCCGGAAGCAGTAGGGGTTTCCGATCTGCCGCACGAAATCCCGCATCCGTTCCTCTTTGGACTGACCGGGATTGACTTGAATATCCCGGATGTCCGTAAGGCTGGCCGGGTCAACGGTGCGTATATCCACATTTTTCATCTGTTCCAGTGTCATTTCCCGCATAACCGCGCTCCTTTCCAAAAGCGAAAGGGCCGGACTACATGAAGTAATCCGGCCCCTTCTTTATTTGTATGAACGCTTCCACGTCCGCGATGTCGGACGTTACGGCGCAATCCGGCAACGCGCGCAGCACCCGGCCCCGGTATGGGGCGTTCACCCGTACCCGGCTGTCCAGCAGCGCCACGACGCCGGTGTCGTTCTCATGGCGTATCAGCCGCCCGAAGCCCTGTTTGAGCTTGATAATCATTTCCGGGACAACGACGCAGTTTATATACTCAACAGTATCGTTGTACAGCGTCCGCTCGTACTCGGCGATGGGGTCGGGAACGGCAAACGGCAGCTTGACGATCATCAGCATGGAAAGTACGTCGCCGGGGAGGTCTATGCCCTCCCACATCGCGCCGGACGCGAACAGGACGCCGTTTTTACTCTCACGGAAGCGGTCAATGGCGCTGACGCCGCCCTTGTCCATGCGGAACATGGGGAAGCCTATGCCACGGCCCTCCAGTATTTCATAGACCATATCCATCGCCTTGTAGGACGTGAACAGCAGCGCGGCATGGCCGTGAGCGGCCCGTATCAGCTTTTCAGTCTCGTCAGCGGCGGCCATGATGTAGTCCCGGTTCTTGATGTCGGGGAACGGCATGGTTTCGCTGACGTAGATCAGCGCGTTCTCCCGGTGGTTAAAGGGCGACGGCTTGCTGGTTTCCATCAGGAGGCGCACCCGGTCAAGGCCAGTCTTACGCTTGATATGCTCGAAGCTGCCCGCCGCCGAGAGCGTCCCGGAGGTCAGGATAACAGGGATTCCCTTCTTCCATAAATCCCGGTACAACATGTCGCTCAGATGCTTGGGAATAGCGCACAGCAGCGTTTCAACCGGCATTACCTGTTCCGTCAGGTGCTTTTCCTCCGGCCTTTCCAGCCAGTAGACGATCTCGCCGTAGTTTTCCAGCTCGTCGGCCCGCTCCCGAATCCCGGTAAGCTCCCGAAGCACCTGCGCGCGGCGGCCCTTGTACTTGATAAGCAGGGGCTTTGCGGCCAGCGTTGCGGACAATTCCTCACATAAGCGGCTGATATTCCGCAGATAACGCGACGCGGTTCTGTCCATGACGGTCTTGTACCGCTCCGTTTCCTCGTCCACGCTGTCCGTGGGGATGTTGTCGTTAAGTAGCTGAAACAGCCGTTCGTTCTGCCCGGCCAGCTTCAAGGCCAGCTCCCGCGCGTCCTCGCCGCTCTCGCCCTTGCGGTACACGAAACCGAGAACGGAATCCACGACGCCCGGTACGGCAAGGCTTGAAAGCTCCACGCCGTACATTTGCCGCGCCGCCGTGATAAACTTGTGGGCCTCGTCAATGATAACTGCCTGATAATGCGGTATGAGCGGATGGCCGTTTTCGGCCCGGCGCAGTACGTCGGCGAGGAAATAGTTATGGTTACATACCTGAAAATCGTGCTTGTTGGATTGAACATGCTCCATGTGGAGCAAATAGCGGCACTCGTCACGGTGCGGGCAGTTCTCGTCACAGCGTCCCGAAACGCCGATTTTCCGCTTCATGTATGCCGTGAGGCTGTCCGCGTCGGCAAGGTCGATGGATGCGTCCTCTTTCAGCAGCGGCGCGATCAGCCGTTTCGTGCGCCTGTCGGTGTCGGCGTAAAAGGCCCGCAGGTTCTTTTCGCAGATATAATGCTCCCGGCCCTTTCGGATTACGCAGGTCAGCGGTTCCTTGATAACGCCATGCTCCATGAGTATGCGGGATATACCGGGTATATAGTCACGGACGATGGCGTTTTGGAGCGCGATGCTGGACGTGGATATGACCACGGGCATGTAGGCGCTCTCGGCGTAGCTCTGGCCTTTATAATGCCCGCGCAGCCAGAAATCGTTGACGCGGCCCCGCTTGGCAAGCGCGGCGGCTATTATATAGGCGTGTGTCTTGCCCGTGCCGACCTCTGCCTCGGACAGCGATATGGCCCGCTTGCCGATGGCTTCAAGGATATGGGCGGCAAGCTCTATCTGCTTTTCCCGGACGCCGTAGCCATGCTCGGGCAGTATGGTTTCAAAGATATGGTGCAGAATCCCCGTGAGGCCGTCACGCAGCAGGTTTTCGCCGGGCGGCATGTCGATCTCGTATGTCCCCTTGCCAGCGACGGGAGACAGCCGGATTTTCTCGGCTATCGCGCCGACGCCGGAGGTCGTGAGGGGATTTGTTCTGCGGTGTATGGTGGCGATACGGCCCGTTTTCAGGTTCAGCGCCCGGTAGGAGTAACCCCTGCCGGTTTCGCGTTCCAGCAGGACGCAGCCGTAAGCGGTAAAAAGCGCGGCGTCGCCGTACTTTTCCCGTATGCCGGGCGGTATATCCCGGCTTACCTCGTTAATGGCAGTAATATATTTCATGGCAATTCTCCGTTCGTTGGCGGCACAGTGGTACGGCGGGGCGGTTATATATCCGGCTCATTCGCGTATATCGCTCATAGGCGACGTTGCTTCGTTACTTCAAGGCCGGACTGCCCCGCCGCAGTAGCTCTGCCGCCAAACTCTACATTTGACGTTCAAAGCAGCAAAGTTTTAAGCGTCCTATTTGACCTCGCTTCCCGGACGCGCCCATCCCAGCAAGAGGGATGAACATAGGGGGTGACGTAAGGCCGTGGCGGTAAACCGCCACGCATGAAAGCTCCCCCCGGCCTTTCCCAACCGGAGCGACGCTTCCCCAACTACTGCCTGTTCGTTGGTGTCCGCAAGAAGCGGAAAAGTATCATTATGGCCCCCACGCCTTTTGTCTGCCAAATCCCCGAAGGGAGAGGGCGCTCCTGCTCCGGCCCGTCAGGACTTCCGAAAACCGGCAGGCTGGTTTTTCGGTGTGTCCTTCGGGGCCGTGCGATCCTCGCGCGCAGCGTGGGAGGTAACGTACCTTACGTCCCGTTATGACCGGCGCGGTGGCCGGTGTTTGTCAAGGTGCGGTGAGGGGAAAATATATCCCTTCACTTACTTTCCATTGGCAGAGGGGGGGTGGTCTAAAAAACTTTCAACTTCCGAATAGTTTTTTTAATTTCCGCAGCACCTTTTCTTTGCGGGCGTGAATCGCGGTCTTTGATAAGCCGAGTATCCGTGCGTATTCACGCTCGCTTATGCCATAACCGCCATTCGAGAAAAACAGCGTTTCAATGAAATCGCGTTCATCGTCAGGCAGCAGCCGCAAAGCCTCATGGAGTGCCGCCGCCGTCAGTTTCAATATGGCGGCGTCCTCCACGCTCTCCGAATCGTCGCGGTAATCACCGCCAGCCTCCATGAGCCTCTCAAGGGAATCCTCGCGGCTTGGCCTGTAGCCAACGATATTGCCGTTTTTGTCCCGAACGGCGTTTTCGATCTTGATGTCATGCTCGTAATACTTGTCCCTGCGCTTGGAGCGGTAATACTCCAAATACAGTTGCTTCGGCACCTCCACAAGCGCCCCGTTGATTTTGATGTAGTAGAGCTTTTCGCTCATAGCCTTTCCTCCGATCTGAATTTTTTTGGAAATTCAGATCGTGAAAGGCGGCGAACGACAGCCCGGCCCGCCACGGCGGGAAGGCTTGTCCGCTAAAAGGGGTAATAAAAAAACGCGCGGATGCCGCAGGGCAAACGCGCGTAAAAAAGGAAGGACGATTATGCACACGGAGAAGGAAACGGGCAGAAAGCAACCCGCCGATATGAAAAAGCCCGCCATCCCGTGAGGGTTCGCGGCTCTTTTCGCCGTATGGATTATGTATTTATATTGAGCAGGGTGCGGCTCACGCCATTTTCGTTCCATTCCGTATTCCCCTTGCGGGGAGTACGGGGCCGTGCCACCACCTCTTTGCAATACCTCCCCGTATTGTTAAGGGGGAGTATAAAGAGGCAATAAAACAGTAATATAATTTGAACATAACAAAAACATAATATTTTTTGGCCGGGCAAAAAAGATAACAGCCGGTTCGCAAACCGGCTGTTACGCGCTCTTAAACAACTCCATATACTGCCTTTCTATGCGGTGAAGCAATACCCGACGCCACGCACCGTTCTGATATAGTCAGGCTGTTCCGGGTAGATTTGCAGCTTGCCGCGAAGTCTGCTGATTTGGTTCCTCAGACTTTGCCTTGAATTGTCCTCATACCCGTCGCCCCACACATGCCGGAATACTTGCCCGTAGGATAAAACAATGCCCTTGTTAATGATGAGGTAGTGGAGAATATCAAACTCTTTTCCTTTCAGGTCGATCTCTTTGCCCTGGACGAATACCTCGCGGGTATCCAGGCGAACCCGCACATCGCCGCAGGCTATGACGGACATGGTATGCTTACGCCGGACGTTTGCCTCAAGACACCCCTTTACCAATGTGGAAAAGTTTTTGACGCGGTATTCCATAGCGTCATACCTCACCCGGTATATATCCGCGCCATATTTGTCTACCTTGTCGTTTTCTTCCTTGCTAAACCGCGAGGCGGCGACACCAATCGGCGAAGCGGTCAGCGCGCGCATCACTTTCAGGAGTGGCAGATACTCAAAATCGTCTGCGTTGATTACAACGCCCGAATACTCTTGTTCCAGCAGCATATCAAGGGCTTTTTGCATCGTGGACGCCGCACACGCGGTAATCCCGTGTTCCGCCAGCAAGGAGCCATACCGTGCCAGCCCATCAGCGTCATAATTTACCATTAGCACGTTAATCATAGCATACAGCCTCCTTTCATTGCTTCGGAAAGCAAAACGCCGCCACACATAATGCGCGGCGGCGTTTGTTCCTTGTTTCTGCTTTGCGTTAATTGCTATTTCCTTTCTTGCCTCACCCCGCTCTCGTCTACCTCGTACCCGTCAATGGTTACATTCACGGCCAGCTTGCCGTCCGCGTAGAAGTAATACCACTTGCCACCGATTTGTACCCATTTCCCGGCTGCCATAATGCCTTTATCGTCAAACCAATATTTGTTTGCCTCCGTATTGAGCCAGCCGGTGACGGCCTTGCCGTAGGTGTTGATATACTGCCACTGGCCGGCATCGTTCTGTACCCATCCCCGCGCCGTGCCCTCGTCTATGACAAGCTCCACAAACCGGCGCAGGATGGCGCTGGCCTCTGCCCGCGTCGCGTTGCCTTGCGGATCGAACAGATTGTTCGGCTTGCCGCTGATTACGCCGGTCTGCTGGATGGCTTTCACCGCGTCCTTCGCGTAGGCGCTGATTTTGGTGTTGTCGGCAAAGGTTACGGCCTGACGGGATATGGGCAGGGTGTAATTAGTGGCCTTCGCGTAATTTACCATCATCACCGCCATCTGTTCGCGGGTAATGAGGCTGTCGGGGCCGAACTTGTTGTCGCCGATGCCCTGCACGATCTTGTTTTTCACCGCCCATTCGATGTAGGGCATGGCCGGGTTGGTGGCCGGTACGTCGGTGAAGCTGCTGGTGGTGTAGCCGCTCACATCAGCGCCGGAGAGCTTGCCCAGCGCCATCAAGAAGGTCGCGCGGGTGATGGCCGTGTTGGGGGAGAATGTGGTCGCGCTGGTGCCGCTGATAAGGTCGCGGCTGGCGACAAAATCAATATCGTCCTTCGCCCAATGGCTTGCGGTGTCGGTGAAGGCCGGGGCAGGCGTCTTGTAGCCCACGCCGTATACGGAGTTGCTGTCGCCGCTCCAGATCATCCAGCTGCCGTCATAGCTGGATTTGTCAATCCACTGCACCTTGCCGTCCACGATTTTGACAACGAACAGGCTGCCGGTCTTTTCCGTACTCGCCGCCGTGTACTTGATGCCTCGCGTGATCGTCCCCTTACCGTAGCTGGTGATAACCTTTCCCGCGCCGTCCTTGACGGTGAAGTCGAACACCGGGCGGCTGCCGATGGCGGTTTTCGCTGCGTCGGATAATAAGGTCACGGGGTCTGCGGTTACCGTCACCGTGCCAGTGGTCTGGCTGTCAAGCGAACTGATTGCCGTGCTGTCGAACTGGAAGCGGAAGATACCCGTTTGCACCAGCACATACTTCACGCCGGAGGATTTTAGCAGATCAAAGGCGTCTCCCGCGATGCTGATGGTCTGGCAATTATAGCTGCCGCTGTTTGTGATGGCAAACGTCAGCGCGATGCCGTCCGGGTCTGTACCCGCTTTGTTGACAGCCGCTTGCACCATGCTCTTGGTAATGGTGAAGGTCAGCCGATTGTCTTTCACCGTTCCGGTATACGTCATTGTCGCCACTTTAGGCATGTTGGGCTGCTTGTCGGTGGTGATGGTATAGCTGGACGAGGTGGAATCGTCGGATGAACCACCGCCGCCGCCACCACCGCCGTTGCCGCTTGTCGTATACGGCGTGAAGCTACCCGTCCTGATATTGTAATTGACTGTGTCGGTGGGCGTGAACGTCCAGCCGTATGATGTGTTCGCCACGACCGTCGTGCCGTCGCCGTCATTCCACGCCAGCGTACCCGGAACCGCTGTGTTATCGTGGGGATTGGTGAAACTGCCGGTCAGGTTCGCGTCAGCCAGCGTTTTGCCTGCCTGCGTGATGCTGGTGCTGGTGGGTGTGCCGGAGGGCGTTGCCTTGTTCACGGTGATTGGGCTGGAGCCTGTTACGACTTCATAGAGGGTCGTGTTTGTAGGCGTGAATGTCCAGCCCTGCGCCCCCGCGCCCACGGCGGGCTTGGACGATGGGCTATCCCACGCGATGCTGCCGGTAACCGGCGTCGTGCCGTCCACCATCGCCGTGGCGCTGATCGTCAGCGCGGAGAGCGGCTGGCCGTAGCTGATGCTGCCGCTAACGGACGGCGTGACCGCAGGCACTTTTTTAGCGACAAACTCCACCGTGACGGTGATTGTGGCGAGGTTATAGTTATCCATCGTTACGTTAATAGTAATGTTCTCGCTGGCTCCGCTGGATGCAACCGCTGTGTCGAAGGCCAGTACGCCGGAAGCGTTGACCGAAGCGCCGGTGATAAGCGTATTCGTGCTTGTAACGCTATACGTCGCCGTGGCGCGCTCGGTGGCGGGCAGCAGCGCCGCCAGATTAACCTCGTTGCCGGTGGACGCCTCTGCGTAGTAGATTTTGACGGTCTGCGCGGAGATTGAGGGAGCCGGAGCCTTGTTTACCGTGATGTTTACATTCTGCGTAAGCGTGTTGTAATTCGCGCTGTCTGTCGGCGTGAAGGTCACCTGATACGCCGTGCCGCTTTGTGCGACGGTCGGGGCGATTGCGCCATTCGTAAACGCGAACGTACCCGCGCCGCTTTCACCGCTGAATTGAGCCTGTGCCAGCGTCTGCCCGTAGGTGATCGTCGCGGAAGTCGGGAATGTAACCCCGGTTGGATTGGCCTTGTTCACGGCGACCGTGATTTGCACACCCGTCACCATATTGTAGTTATTGGTATCCGTTGGCGTATAGACGGCTTGGAAGGTGTTGTTCCCAACACTGCCCACGGAGGTTGCCGGAGCGTTCCATGTAAAGCCGGTTGGAAGACTCACATCATTCAGCGTCTGCCCGTAGGTAGCCGTCAGGCCGGTGGGGACGGTATAGAGCGGCGTGGCTTTATTGATGGTGAAGGTGTACGTCCACTCCCCGTAGTACAGGGTGTCGTTCGCCAACGTCACCGTTACGGTATAGCTGCCCGCTTTTGTGGGTGGGGTGGCGGCGTTGTAATTTGTGTTGTCGTTTGCCGTGCCGGTATACAGCACCGTCAGCGTTGTGTTGGTCGGATTGCCGCCCGTAAAGGTGGCTGTACCGGTGTAGCCCGGATGGGCGCTGCCGGTGTAGGTGCTGTTTGCGATGGAAAGCCCGTTTATGGCGACGGTTAT